GAATAGAAGAGGGGTTGCAGCAAGTGCTGCGATTGTTGTTTTGATCATTTTTGTTATTATTTTTCTCGCAAGATATACTACTCCTGCGGATGATACCACTCCCGACAAGGGTGGTTTTCTACGCAGGGGCACGATCTTTCGATCCCTTTGTAATACTATATTATATTGTTCAATGCGTATTTGTCAAGCTTTTAAGCGAACCTTAACACAGTAAATCTTATGAGACATATAAGGAAAACTAATTTAAGTAAATCATTGTTCCTATAACTTTTATGCTTCCACCGCTACTCTTAAGTTCTGCTTGTGTTGTACCTTCAACTGTAGTAGTAGTACCTTTAACTGTAGTATTAATACCTTGAACTGTAGTAGTAGCACTATCTTCAGCACCAATGTTGATATCCGTTGCAACAACATCTAACATACCTTCTGATGAAAGTATAACATCAGCTGTACCCGCCATATCTAACATTGCTGGTGTAGTTATTTCAACACCACCTGTACCTTGTATTTTAGTAAATCCTGATGATACTATGTCTGACGCTATATTACCTCCAGCAGCAAAAGTTGTTTTGGTACTCACACTTGCTCCAACTGTTCTATTCTTAACTAATGCACCAGGACCTCCAACAGCAAATATACTAATACAACCAAGAGTTCCCAATTTATAATCTTGTGCTGCCTTCATGTTTATGCTACCTGGCGTAACTATATTGACCTGTGCACGAGGATCAAACTGCATAGATGTCTCTTCACCAGCACCAAAATTCATCTTCTGACCTGTAACAATATCTTTTTGATTGACAGTTATAGTATTGACACTAGCACCTTGTAACTGCAAATCACCCTGTGCTGCAATTAATATATTTTGTGCGTCAATTTCTAATTGATCGGTTGCTGTTATTAAAATTTTTGTTGCTTTTATACTATGCTGACCACCTACACATTCTTCTATAACATCACCAGTTGCAATAATACTTAATGCTGTTCCTTTACTTTCTGTTCCTCCCATATTATATTCATAATATGAAGTAGAAAGATGTTTTTGGTTTGTACCACCTTCTGAATAAAGACCAAGTACAGAACTTCCAGCAATTTCTGTATTAAGAGGACCTGTTCCTATTCTAATGCCACCATCATTGCGATATGACATAAAACAACCAGCACCTCTAGGACCATCAATCCTTAAAGACATTGTTTCTTCATCTGGAAATATCCTTTCGTATATTTCTGCTCTAGTTCTGTAACCTTTAACAAGAGTGTTAAAACGAGGACCATCACCAAGTTCTTGACTTTCATCGGGAGTCTGCTGTGCAAAAATATCGTCTGGATAATCAACAGCAGGAACAAATAAATTTTTTTCTTGTGGTGCTTTTGTAGGATTTGTCATGGGCAATCAACGTAACGACCAGTTCCAATCTTGGTAGATCCAACTTCAGATAGTGCTTGTGTATTAAGACATGCTAATGATGGCAATAATCTAGCACCAGATCCACCACCACCCTTAATAATAATAGGAGGAAATGCAGAATAAGTTGTTGTTCTATCTAATACACGAACCTGTACTAATAAACCATCTTTTACTATTGCTTCTGCCCGACCTTCCTCTCCATCAACAAGAATTGTTGGAGCAGTTGTATATCCTCTGCCAGGACTAAGAATACTAAACGCATCAATAATACATCTAACATCATTGTCTGATGCAAGATTTTTCTTATATCCAAATCCTGATGATTTAACTCTAATTTCAGTTAAGAATCCATCACCATCTAATAGTCCTGTTGCAGTAGCACCAATTCCTTCACCACTAACAAATACAATAGGAGGTTCTGCCCATGCATCACCTTTATCTTCTACAGGAATTTCAATAATTCCTCCATTATCATCAGTTATAATATTTCCAGAATTTACAGTTGGTGGTCTAAAACCTTCAAATACAGTAGATGTATCATCACCAACACCTTCATCAGAATCTCCTATACGCTGATCACTATCAGTAATAATAAGAACATCAACAGATGCACCATTTCCATTAAGTGTAAAAGTTAATGTCTCTTCATCTTCAATTTGTTTATCATCATTAATACCTACAGTAATCTTTGCTTCATTATCTTGAATTACAAATTCACCATTTAATTTATTACCAACAATATCTGAAGGTGTTATGTTATCACCTGTCAAAATATAATACAATATAGATCCATTTGGAATATTTGTTGTTGTAACCGTGTATATAATAAATTCTCCCTCTGAAACTGTTGTCCTGTTTGCAACAACACTAAATGTTGGATTTGGATCTGTAGCACCATCTCCTGTTGGAAATTCTGATGGGGGTGTATCATCAATGGGTTCAAATGGGTCTACAAGAGTTGGATTAAATGGATCGTATGGTTGTTTCAAATCTCTCTCTACTATAGTTCCAACACCTATATTTTTATTGAATATTGTTTTTACATCATCACCTTCTGGAGAGTTTAATGTTAATTTTACATAAAAAATTTCATTATCATCAGTAGTGTTATCTACTAAAGTTTGAACTTCTATAGTTTTTTCAGTTTCAGTAGGAGAAAATCCTAAGATATCATCTACAGGAAGATAATCTGTGCCAGAAGTAGCACTTCCTTGATTTGCTAATGTATTTACCTTAACAGATGATGCTATACCAGTAAAACCACTTCTAGTAACGGTAAATCTAGCAGTACCACCTTCTTCTACTTCTACATCATTGATATTATATACTATCTTAGGTTCTTTTGTGTCATCTGTAGGAGTTTTTGGAACACCACCTACAAATCCGATTGTTGTTATTGCTAAAGGAGATCCAGTATATGCTTCTTCACAAGTATACTGTGTGTAATCTCTTGGTGTATCGCCAAACAAATTATCAATACCAGCTAATAATCTATCTAAGAAATTTTCATCATCTTCCTCTTTTTTCTCACCAGTTGTACAAACTTGTTTAACTATCTCACAACTTCTATCAGTTCCAGAGCAACTAATTCCTAAAAGATTTAAAATATAATTAATTGCTTTTCCAATCATGTTAAATGGAGCAGCGATAGCACCTAAAATATCTTGTAAAGGACCTAAAATACTCTGCAGTAATTGATTCATTAACTGATATATTTTAGAAATGATGCCATTTACTAACTCATCAACCTGACAAATAGCAGCACGATAAATTTGATTTATGTAACTCATTAAAAGATTTGTTAACCACTCAGCAAGTCTAAGATATAAATCTTCCATTTTACATCCAAGATCTTTAAGCATCTTGTTCATCCAAGTGGTAGCACCTGTCAATACATTTCCATTTTCATTTGGTCGTAAAAGAAATTTGACTAACTTATCAACTGCATCTCTGATTAATTTTGTTATGTATCCTTTGACTCCTGCAATAAATTCTCTAATAATTGCAATCATCTTATTTACATAGACCCTTGCTTTTCCTGTAGCACTATAAAGTCCTCCAGTATACTTGTCAACGTAATAAGTTCCTATATTTCCATTGTTACGTTGTATCTGATAAAGCATTTCACCCAGATTATTTTTAAACTTATCTTTAAGTTTTCTTTCTTTACAAGCTTGTGCAGTTTCTGTGCACCAATCCTCTTGTTCTATAACTTCGAGTTTATTACCAATATCTACCTTAAATTGAGCTTTACCATTATACTCTTTCTTTGATCCATCTGATTGTACACCAACTAGATCATTTGTCTCTGATTTACTCGGATCTCCATCCTTGTCAGGATCTATAGTAAATTTTGGTTCTAATCTTATTCCAGTTTTGAATCTAGAATCCTCATCATTTCCGTCTACTTCATTCTTGACTGTAGTAGCACCAGGCACTTGCCCAATAGAACCCATGATGATAGGTTTTTGTTTATCATTATCTAAGTAAAAACCAATCACCCAACAACCTGGTATTAGTTGAGCAGATGCTCCACCAATATTACCAGGCATGAAAGGTGCGGTAACAGGCATCATCACGGTTGCCCATGGTAGTTGTTTTGTTTGTAAAAGTTCCTTAGATTTAGGGTGCTCTCCTACAATCGCAACCTTATATCGCCAACCACCTTTTCCTTTAGTGTCTGACGCAGTTGCTTCAATTTGACCTACCCACCAAGATAATCCATCATTACCTATTTTGTGACTAGGAACTAACCGTGATAATGCTTCATCCATAGTTAATCGTCATATACTAAACACTCTGGTTCATCAGGGTGCATTTCACAGAATAATTCTAACACGTTAGGGTCGTGATGATCTCCTGCCTCTATTTCGTCATGGTGATGATCGGCATAAACCTCAAGTTCGTGTAACTCCTCCAATGTATGCCTTTTCATTGGTTCGGAAGTAGTTGGATCGGCAAGAATTTCCTTGTCGTGTTGAATATGGTCTTCAATAGTTTTCATGTTTTTTGCCTCCATGTACAGTATGTACATTATTATTTATTCCCCATGTGCTGATGGATCTACATCAGTTCCATAAGAGTCTCTGAATAATCTTAGCGTAGAATACCCAGTTCCGCTAGTACCTCCGTTAACAAAGTTAAATGTATGTGTTACTTCCTTGACAAGATAAACTCCACTAGACTCTTTATCGTATGGTGTTTCACCCTTGAGTGCATCTGGTAATTTACTATTTAAACGTAGAGTAATCTTATCTCCTGAGCAAATAAGAGGATTGGGAGGAATTTTTAATGTTCCTTCTTGATTTTTAAGTAAATCATATCTAGCAACTGACTGTGCAGCATAATATTTTATCCAATCAGCATACTCTGTGGGATTTTCTACCTTTGGATCATCTGGATTTTTTACCTCTGGATCATCATACCATGTTTCATTATCCAATACAGCAGACATGATTCTGGTTGGTTTTCCAGATAATTCATCAGTATTTCCTGGCACTAGAGATACTGTAGATTGTCCTCCTAGATGTGCCATGTTATCATAACTATCTTTAATTTTATAGACATATTCATCATATTTACCAGTGCTATGATCAAAAAATACCATTTTTGTAGAATATTTACCGAGTCTCAATGATGACATAAGATCAACTTCAGCATTAAGAGTAAATGCTGTTATATTAAACCTAGCATCTCCTGATGCATCTGTATTTGCTATTATCTCAACATAAGGACCCCAAGATTGTGATTTTAAATTTGGTTCGTTATCTTTTTTAACTATAAAAGTTCCTTCTTCAGATGTATCACATAAAGCATCTACTGAAAAAAGATTATATCCTCTATTATTTTCCCAAAAGAAAAAACCAGCACTTCCTTTTATTTGTTGTTCTGATTCTGTTGTATTTTCTATTTGAGCTTGTCCATAGGTTGTTTTACTAGATACTGATCTTTTTATTAGTTGTGCAACTAAATCAAATGGTCTTTTATTACCAGGAATCATTCTTACTTTAAATCTTGATGGTTCAGAAAATACTTCTTTACTTGATTTTAATTCCTCTCTAATCATTTTAATGATTATTGATGATGGTTCTCCATCTTGTTGTGTTTGAACTCTAACGCTTTCATTTACTAAAGCTTCTTCAGAAACTAACAGTAAATTATAAACTTGTTTCTTACCATCTATAATTCTACTAGCAATTTTATAAATTCTAAATTTATATCTTTGTGCATCTTTATTGAAAGAATGTTTTATTGCCAATTCAACTTCTTCACCACCTTCTATCGGAAAAGTGTTAATAAAATCTTTCGAGTCACTAAGAAGTAAAGCTCCTGATACAAATGGAGACAATATACTCTCCATGTAATCAAAACTAATAATCATATCAGTTCCAATACTTCTTTCTTTGCAAACTTTTGCTTTATTATCAATTTTTCTAAAAACACAACCCTCAAGTGATATTTGATTAGGGTGTTGTTCTTTCTTTTCTTCTGCCATTACTTAGTCATGATAGAAAACATATTTATGAACTTAGTTAGATCATCGTTAAAACCTTGTCCTAAGTTTTCGTTACCACTTTCCTGTCCTCCACCTTGTCCACCACCATTGTAGTAATTGTTATTAATTACAGTAGTTGCTATTGGATTGACATTTTCATTTTGTAATTGCATTGAATTATTTTGTCCAATACTCTTCATATATCCATCCATTGTTCCGTCAGCAAGTGGTTGTGGATTTATAAAATCGTTTGCAATCAAACTTAGCATTGTTGTTAGTGCACCACCTCTAAAGGATGACAAAAATCCAAATCCTCTCTTCACTGCTTGTCTTCCTGCTGGTGTAGGACCTGACATAAATCCACCCTCTTTTGCACTTACGCCTGGTCTAAATCCACGAGTTAGATCCCATCCTCCTAGTTTTCCACCTTTACCAAACTTTCCACGTTGTTTCCAATCATCTGCTAGTAAATCTTTCCACTTCATTGTATCTTCTTTTGGAGAATAACCCTTATTAAACCAATTCTTTACTCCACTGAAAGGATTTAAGTTTGGTAAAATATTTTTAGTAGTGTTTACTGTGTCTTTTACAGTGTCAAACATATTACCAAAAAATCCACCACTTTTCAAACCACTAAGAGCACTTTCAACACCACTTGCTTGGAGAGCTATGTAATCTGATTTTTTCTTTTTAAATCCTTTAAGAATATTTTCACCCATTTCACTGGATCTATCTTCATTACGTTCAACTACAATTGATTCTGGGTTACCTGGTTCGTTAAAACTTGCAAGTGGCATACCATTAACACTAAGAAGAGAATTTTTAGCAAATCCACTCATTCTACCACCAGTTCTCATAGGAAATACGCCTAAATCTCTTCCTAACATATAAGCATCAAGTCCAAAACTTGCCTTTGTACCAAGACCTGGAAATAATCCTAAGAAACCAGAACCAACTTCTAGGGCAGCACCTTTAAGATCTCCCTCCAATGCACGTTGAATACCAAATCCAACACCAGCAATGGCACTAATTACTGGTATCTTTTTAGCGATACTTCTTAACATTGCATTTCTAGTAGCAACTCTTGCTAAAGATTTTCCAACCATAGTATTTCTTGTTGCAAGACGACTTCCAGCAACGAGAGCTTTATCTGCAACTTCGGCACCCATCAGATTTCTAACCGCTGCTATTGCTTTTCTAGGTTTCATACCTGAGTCAAGATATCTTGCATATTGTGTTAAAGCAACTGCTTCTTCAATATTTTTAAATTTAGCACCAGGATAATATTTTAGTATATCATCAACAATACCTCCTTTAACTGCAGTGCCTGGAATTAATTCTCCAAATGAATCAAAATCTCCTGGTGAAAGACCTAAATCAAATAAAATTTTTGATTGTTTTTTAGTCATTCCACTCGCTTTAAAAGCATTTAAGTCTCTATAAATGGGTTCATTTACACTTCTTCTCACCATAGATCCAATTCCCATTTGCTCACCTAATATACCTGTTATATTAGATGTAACATCTTTTCCTACTTTAACTCCTCTTTTCCCTGCTCTAATTTGAGCGTCAAGCATTTCTGAGATTATGGTAGATTTACCAGTGTCTGCTCCTCTAATCGCAGCTTGAAGCATTTTTGCAGAAGACTGATTAATTCCTCCTTTTGCTGCTGTCTGTCCAATCGCTTCAATTGTAGTCTCTATCCCATCTAATCCCGCTTTTGTTCCAAGAGTTCTCATAAATTGTGGACTTAGGGGTGTATCTATAACTTTCTGTAATCCCTCTGATATTCTTCCACCCGCTAATGCTTCTAAAACAGTTCTATTAGATACTACATTAAATGGCGTACCTGTTAATGATGCTGCTGTTCTCCTTAATACTTGAGGAGTAAATGTTATTGCTCCTTCAGTAAGTTTTCCTCCAACTCTACCAGTTGCAAAACTAGCAACATCAGTAAGACCAAAATTAGTTAGTGATGAACCACCACCCCCATAACCACCACGTGCTCCACCACGTGCTCCACCACCAGATGTACCGCCACCTGTCACGTTGATCATTCCACGACCACCACCAGCACCACCAAATGATGCTCCTCCTATCATACCTCCAGCAAATCCACCTTCCATGGATCTTTCTTCTCTTCTTGCTGATGCTCTTCCTGCATTTGCTCTCTGCTGACTTGCAAACATTTGGAAAAGATAACCATTAAACATGATTGCTTTTGCCATGTCAGCTTGATTACGTGAAAGACTACCCAAAGTGTTGTCTTGTCTTTGTATCGCCCCTGCAACGTCACTCAATCCTTGTTCTACACCACGAAGTCCAGTAACAAGTGCATTTGATATTGGTATGGTATCAGTTAAAACTTGGTTAGTTACTTTATAATCAAATCCACCACGAAATCTTTGTTTGTAATTACTAGCAGGATTGGTAGCAGCTCCTGATGCACCCATTCTGCCCCTAGTTCTGGCAATTCTATCTCCGCCAAATCTATTACCTAATGCTCTTCCAAAAAAATATCCTTTACCTATTCCTGCTTCTTCTAATGATGTTCCTCCTGCCTCTGCCACTCCTGCTGCATAGGCACGTTCCTCTGACGCCATATTAGAAGCTTCTTTTAAACGTCTTCCAATTTGACTTGCTATGATACTTGTGTAATCTTTATTACCTCTTGTATCAGTATAACCTACGGTTCCACTTGCCATTATTGTTGTTTTTGTTGTTCTTGTTTAACTTGTTCTAGATATTGCGTTAAGAGAGAAACATAAACTTGTCTCTCAAATGGCATCATATTCTCAATTTCACTCAAATTGTATTTATGGTGCTGCATCAAAGCAAAGTTAGTCTTGTAATACCCCTCTAGCGTATTATGAAAGAGGGCTATCCGAAAAAAGATGCTAATCCTGATATTGTGTATTCAGATTCTACCTCAGTATTAGGATTTTTGACTTTAAATTTATGTTCAACTCTTGGAGAAGTTCTAAAAAATTCTTGTATTTTTTCCATTTGTGCATTAGTCAAACTTTCTACAAATTGCTTAAATTCCTTAGGAGTGGTAGTGGATTCATCAAATACCTCTTCTCCTTGAAAAATTTGATCTATACTTTCTGCAATTATATCTAACACAGTATCTTCATCAACTTCTCTGTTTATAAACTCATTTTCCACAAATCTATCAAATGATGGATATTTCATTATAACACCAGTAGTTTCAGTTAGCATAACTTTGTTACTATGTCCTTTTGGAAATGTAACTTTAACATCTGTGAGATTTAGATTATATCTAACATTTGTTTTTTCATCATCTTGACAAGTAACGTTAATTTCAACAATTTCACCAACTGATACAGCACGAATATTGAGGAAAATATACTCCAAATCAAAAGTTGCTAAATTCTCAAGTTTTATTCTTGTTGATATACAACCTTTTAACAAGGTTTGTACAGCGTTTCTAATATTATCATCACTTCCGCTTTCTAATGCCATTAATAGCACTTTCTCTTCTTTTACAAGAAATGGGCGAAATTTTATCTTTTTCTTTGTTGATGGAACTTCCAACTCATAAGTTGGTAAATCCATGGTTGGCAATGCCATAATATCTACTCCAAGGTCATATTTATATTTAGCGACTTTTTGAGACAAAAAATAGCGGGAAAAATTTTCCCACTTTTATGGAATTGGAAAGTCAATTTTGCTTATAGTCCAGCAAATGGTGAACCACCACGATCAAAAGTTCTCTCTGGGTCATCAAAATCTAACAGATTTTCTCTGTTAGTGTTACTTGTAGGATCATGATAAACAATACGATGTTTACTATAGTAAAACTGTGCTGTTACCTTTGTTATTGATGCAGATCCAAACTGCAGTGGAACTGCATCAATAGCAAACGGCCATGCTCTTTCCATTACATATGTTATTGATGTTCTTAAACCACCATCTATTTTAGGACCTAGTTCTGTCTTAGTTACATAAATGTTTGCACAATACTTATCTGGATAATTTAACTGAACAGTTCTATTTTGTGCTCTCTGTACAGTTCTTGCATCATAAGGTGTGGCACCAGGAGACTTATCCATTGAACCTAATGGTGTGTCTTTGGAATCATCATATTCACCAAATATTGTGCCATACCATTGATTTAAAAATATTAAAGGGGTCATAGAAGCATCACATTGAAATCCTAACTGCATTTCTGTGAATATTCTTGTATGTGGGTAGTTTACCTGACCTTCGCCCATATATCTACCTTTTATTGTCCCAGTTGCTGTATTGACATTAGGTAACTGTGCCTCATCACAATAGAAAGCAAATAAGTTACCAGTTCCTTCTATATCAAACTTCACCAAGAAATTATTGCTCATCGACATTCCGCCGTTGGCATTCATTGTTGTTAGGAAAGAATTAATTGACACGCTAAATACCTATGTTGGTACAATTATATTTATGGCATATTCTGGGATTTATAAACCTATCAATCCCAAAAAGTATCGTGGCAACCCAACTAGAGTAATTTACAGGTCACTTTGGGAACGAAAGTTCATGGTGTTCTGTGATAATAATCCCTCAATTTTAGAGTGGGGATCAGAAGAGGTTATCATACCATACAGAGCACCTGATGGTAAAGTGAGACGTTATTTTCCTGATTTCTATATAAAAGTCCGTGAAAAGACTGGGAAAATAACTAAGTATATAATAGAGGTTAAACCTAA